CTAGATAACTTCAATTGATTTGATTTCATTTTCAAAAATTTTAACCCAGTCATATCCAATTTTCACTGAGAGACCGTCTTGATCTTCATCATACGTATCTTTGTCTTCAAAAATACAAATTCCTTGAAAGACCTGATCATCAATATCAATCAATTTAATCTCCTTATTATTGTATTGTTTTAAATTCATTAGTTGCCCCTTTCATAGTACGTTAGTATCAAATGTGCACCCGTTTTACTATATTTAATCGTCATAGCATTCACTGGATTGACAGTAAAAATGTCGATACCTACCGGCCTATCCTCAAATAAATCAATTTTTTCATCAGAACTCTTGGCACCACTTCTTAATTTTCTAATAGTTCCTGTCATCTTGTATTTATCATACAAAGCTTCAACATCTACATCGTCAAAGAAATAGCTCTTACCTTTTTCTACCGTCGATTGAATATGCCGTGCTTGCTTTTCAGGATTAACTTTATCTAACCACTCACCAGCGTTGAATTTATTTTGAATAAATGTTTTGTCTACTAACTTCTCATACTTTTCAACGTCATTATACTTCAAATCTTGAAATTCAGCCAACGAAATGGGTGATTTTTCTACCCCTAAAACATCAACGATTTTCCTGTATTCCAGAATATCGCTTTTCCTATGGTACTAAAAAAGCGAGTCTGTAAGGACTCGCAAAATTATTTGAACAACCAACCGATAAATGAAATAAATCCACCAATAGAGAAAATAATAAAAACAAAGAAAATACTACCAATGCCATCTATTATTTGACTAATAGACGGTACACCCAGCGCAACTAGGATGACTGCTACCACTGCACTTCCAAGGATATCGATAAACATTTTTTTGACTTCACCCTTTTGCGGCTTATATAATTTCATCTTTATCACTCACCTCGGTAGTTTTTTCATTATATCTATCGTTATTATACCATTTTCAAGGAGCTTTGCCTTCGTGGAAATTTCCGCATGAAAAAAGCGAGCCTTCAGAGACTCGCTTGATTTTTAGCTTACTTTTTCTAGTCGTTACACCTTCCCGCCGTTTCTGACGGGCTTGGCTCGGGATCAACATGTCATTTGAATAACCTGTTTATAAACGAAATTACGCCGGAGACAGCAAGAAAAATGAATATTAATACAAAATCAGCAGCTCTTGTAAAAAGATTGTTAATCCAATCCATAGGTGACGGAACACCACATAATGCCAAAACAATACCAACGACTGCTCCAACTCCCAAAAATGCCATCGTCACCCCATCGCCCTTCTTCCACTTGTACATGCTATCACCTCCGTAAAAACGTTTATCATCTCGAGATTATTATATCATGATTTAGCCTTCCCCGAATTAACAAAGTTGTTTTTCAAAGCAATTTCTCGCTAAGCGGCCAGTTTTACCAAAGCCTTGTCTGCTTCCAAACCATTATTACTCAAAACACCCATGGCACTTGCCGTTTCAGACAAACTGAATCCCGCCTGATGAGCTGTAGCCGATACATAAGACATCCCGATGCCCAGAGACTGGAACGATGTTGACGTAACGTCAGCAGAATAGGCCAAGGTGTTGACGGCCTTCTTGGTCTGCACCGTCATCTCCTTTGTAGAACTTAGTTGTTTACCGTTCTTGTCAACGGTCATTCCAAATCCTTCAAGAGTCTGCGACGCAACTTCGACGACATCGGAGAAATCATCCCCCGAAGCAATGGAACCTTGAAGTTCGGTGTTCATTGCACCAATTGCCTGTTTGCTTGTATAGCCGCGCTTGACAAGTTCCAGATAAGCGTCAGCGATATCTTTTTGAGACTTCCCATATTTCAGTGAGTATTTCTCTCCGTCAGACTGCATGATTGCAACCGCCCTGGTTGCTTCAACGACGCTTTCACCGCCCGTCACCAGGTTATTCTTGATGACATTGTACTGACTGCTGAGTTCGGACGCCTTCTCCGAACCTTCTTCAAGCTTGCTGATAACACTCGATGTTGCTGCAGTGACGGAGCTTACTGCAGCCAATGCTATCGGAGTGATTTTGGTGAATTTGTTCTTTACTTTTTCAAGTGAAAAGCTGGCATGCTCCGGCCACATTTTCGTGACCTTTATCTGATTCCTGATCTCAGCTTCATTCTGTCTGTAGCTGAGAGTGAGGTCCTCGACCTTTGCCTTCTGTGACTGGTATGCACTTGAGGTTTCACCGGAAACCCTTGCCGTTTCCTGAAGAAGCAATTTTTCCTGTTTCAACTGAATTTCAAGCGATTTTCGAACGCTTTCCAACCCCTTCAGCTTTACCCTGGCGGCTTCATTTGTCCGTCCCTCGGTTTCAAGAGCATGAGCATATGAGGTGGTAATGTCCGTCACTCTCGACGTTGCGTTGCGGACTTCGTCAGTCCTCTTAGTCAGCGTTTCAAGATTTCGTATTGCCTGAAGGTGAAGCTGATTCTCCTGAGAACTAATCTGGCGTGCCTTTTCCTGCTGGGCAGTCAAACTGTTAATTGCCCTTTTGGCAGCATTGATCTGGTTTTCGTATCTAAGCCACGCCTTCTGACCTTTATCGGTGTCAGTATTAAGCCCCGACTGTTCTTTTCTTAAACGTTCAATAAGCACATTCTGTGCCTTGATTGCATTCTCGGCATCCGTAACCTTATTGGCGTATGCTGCCATTACACCCTCGCCTGCTCGAATCTCTTCAAAGTTGGTGCGCATTGCATTCTTCAGTGCATAAGCTTCCTGCTTGATTGTTTGTAACTTACGACCAACACCGCGGTCATCAAGGTCGATTGAAAATGTATAACCTTCGATTTTAGGCATTTAGCTTCCCCCTTTCATCAAAGATCTTGCAAACTCGCCGGCATCAACCACACGCTCTTCACGTGGTCGTGAAACCAGTGCCGTCTGCATGTCAGAATAAGAAGAATTATAGTAATCTTCCGGTAAAACACCGTTTTCAGTAAGCAGCTGCTTAGCCATGTAGTCAATATCATCGCTTAGCTGCCTTAACTGAAGATTCATTCTTCTTCTTGCTTTTTTGGGTCTTCAGTCACCTCATCACCGTCATCATTGAGCGACCCCATGTCAATGCCCAGAAACTGACGTGCCATCTCACGAAACACATCGTACTGGTCGGAAAACGAAGCCTCATCAAGCTTCTTCCGCTCCGTCTTGCTGAGCTCCAGCATGTCTTCCAGAATGTCCGGAACCTTATCGACAATGAAGTTCATTAATGAGATTGGATTTTCATCCAGCTCAAGTAAATTGTCATTCCATTCGGTAAAATTCCTGATAAACTTCTTCACGTTTGCGTTTGAGTCAATCAGTTTCCAGTTCTTTTCAGGGAAGCCGAGAACGGTGCCATCAATCTTTACTACCTTTGCCATTTATTAAACATCCTTTCTGTAATTCGTCTCACATTTCTCGTCTCTGTCTGATCAACTAGTGTGATTCTGAAACTTGCGGTTGCTGAGTATCAGCTTTGATGAATGTCTGTGCAGAGCCGAAAACCTCGTCAAACATCTTCTTCATGCTGAAATCCTTTGCGCCTTCATAGTAAATCTTGTATGTCTTGTTGCCAAGCGCGGGAGAAGCAAGTGCAGTAAATGTCATCTGCTCAGTTTCTCTAGTCTGAGCCGTGTCAGTGTTGGACTGAACATTCTGCTGAGTTTCGTTGAAAACACCACGAGGAAAGGCGAAATAGATTGCCTTGTTTTCGATTTCGTCGTGAGACGCAACGATAAGAGCACTCTCTACGGTATCATCAGTATCGACATAACCGCCATTTACAAGCTTGCGACCAAGCAGTGCCTGCTTGACCGCAACGTTGATCTGATTGTATGTCAGTGCTACGGACGGTGCAGACGGTGGATTACTTACATCCACAAGAGCGTCATTGCCGTAAACCTTTGTAACCGTGCCCGAAAGACCCGTGATGTTGGCGGTCGTTGCACCAAGGTTACCGTTCTTCTTCGATGTATCAATTTCGTAGACACCAGTTTCAGAAACTCCGCCCTTGTCCACGCCGACGATGACATTTCCGTCTTCGCCCTTGATTCCTACATAAGTTGTATATAAGCCTACTACAGCCATTTTCAGACCTCCATTTTAATGTTGAACTTAAGTGTGTTAGTAATGTTCCTGCTATCCAGGCTCAAGACATGTCCCGCATCGGAGTAACAGTACACTCCGTTGTCTCTAAGTACCTTCTTCAAGCTCTGTTCCAATGTGTTCATGTCTTCTTCATAATCTTTAGGATAGTAGAAATCAATCTGTATCCGTTTATTAGCATATAGAATATTGTCGTTGCCATAATCATCACCCATTCCCGGTTCTTCTGTAATCAGCACAATCACATCGGAACCTGCAGAATCGTCCACGTAGAACGTGCAGATATCATCTGACTTAAGACCTGGAATTGAATCAATGTTATCAGCAAGAATTCCATAAACATATGCGGCAGGTGTCATTTGCCACTCACCTTCCTTGCAAAGGCATCTTCCAGAGATTGCCTGATAGCTTCCTGTATTCTGTCCTTTGAGGCAACCTCGGCCGCCTCCCAGAAATGCTTACCCGGAACGTGTTTGTGACTGTATCCGTTGCGGTCAGTCGCTATCCAGCCATCATTCTGGAAACGTGCAATATATCCACGCTTTGACTCATCCGAGTAGCCGACGTCAACACGGCCACTCGACTCTGTAATGACGAGCACCGCATCTTGAATATGGGGTGTCCCGTCATGGTATATCCTGTCAGAGCGAGGTGTCTTCGCCTTAAGTTCTGCGGCAAAGATGTCAGCACCGGCCTTATTGGCACGTTTTCTGTCCTCCAGTGTCAGCCCTTCGGCCAATCTGGTAAGCACTCCTTCAAATGACTCTTCGTGACCGATTGAGTTAACACCGTTTGAGTTACCCATTCTTATCCACCTTCTTTAGCGTAATCAAGTCAAATCCGACAGGTGGAATACCGTCATCTTCCTTGATGTTCACAATGTCATAAACTTCGCCGCTGATCTGTACCTTGAACTTGTCGCTCAAGATATGGTTGTGACGAACGAAGATGACCATCGCTATGCTTTGGTCAATGCCGTGATATGCAATACTGTCGGCCATTGACAGGGAATACTCTCCATACCACACGGAGAAGTCGGGAACAAACCCCTGAATCGGACGTCCTGTGTTGGGATTTTTCCTGTCGGTTGCTCCCATATGCCCAAATGCGGCCTTACCCCTCATCCGGCTTGGATTGAGATTCTTCAAGTGCCGCCACCTCCCCGCGCATCTGTCCTATAAGCGAATTCATAGTTGCGTTGATTGTAGTAACCGAGCCTGTAAATGCTGTCATGCGATACATGTAGTACGTTGACGCAAGCGCAAGAACGGCCGTGTCAAACCGCCCGTTGTTATCGTAATAGCTTGCGTCATCGGCCCCAACAGCATTCATGATGAATGACGAAGCGGCATCAAGATAGCCGGTCAGCAATTCATCATCAACAGTATCATCAACTCGCAGTGAATCCTTCAATGTCTCTAAGCTAACCGCCATCTAAATCACCTTCTACTTGCTTGCAGAAGCAGCAAAGTTGGCGCTTTGGTCAGCAATTGCCTTGAATGACCCCGGAACAAACGCTTCGGCATCAGTTGAGGCGACATCAAAGCGGTCAATGACGCGAATCTTGGTCGTATCCGTTTCGAACGCTCCACCACCGATATTAGTTGTCATAAGAGACATAGCCTGACGGTCAAAGAGTGTGACCGCCTGCTTGAGATCACCGAAGTAGAGCGGGTGTGATCCAGTATTATCGGCAAGCCAGCGGTCTGCAATTTCAATCACACGGTAGCCGTCAATTGTGTATTTACCCGGTTCAGTGACGTCACGCTGCATAAGATAGTCACCCATTGCATTCTTGACCTTGCGCAGAGCGTTCATGCCGGAAGAGTTGGTCATGAAGACCGATGTTGCCTTGATGGCAGGGTCAACAGAGTTTTCAAGGTCAATGATGTCATCCCACTTAGCCAGTGTCGGCTTCTTCTCGAAAGCAGCAATCTTGGTGAGAATAGCCTGATTACGTGTTACGACAACCTTCTTGGCAATCCAGCCGGTCAGCCAGGCGAGAATGTTCTCTGCCGTGTCTGCAAGCAGCGTATTTGTGGCCGTAGTAATGCCGGCATAGCGCTTAATGACATACTTGACCGTTGTGAGCTTTGGGTCGTCATTATCGCCAATCTTCCCGTCTTCATCATCAATCGCTGCAAGCGGTGTGATGTCAGACCATTTTTCGTATACGCGTGAGCCGGTAGCAGTACCGACGTTCTCAACGTTGACGTAGTTCTGGAGTGCATCATACTGGCGGACCAGAGCGTGGATAGTCGCCTGCACGTCCTCCGGAATCGTCAATCCTGCAGCTGAACCGGACGTATCAACAGTGGAATCAACCTTATTGAACACCTTTACGCCTGTAACCATATCCTTGAAATCTGATACGAACTTGTTCTTGAGTGTTTTCTCATCGGCAGTCAGCGGCTCCCTGTCCTCTGCCTTCATGTTTGCGACCTGTTCCGCTCGGGCGTCGGCATATGCCTCTTCTGCCACGTCCCGAACTACAACAGCCTTTGACAATTCATCCTTGACGGCCTTGAGCTCGTCTGCAGAATGCGAATCCGCATCCTTCTTCAGGTCAAGAATGAGGTCGGCGCGCTTATCTTCGAGCTCCTGTACCTTTGCGCCGGCTTCATCGAAGGCCATCTTCAATTCGTTAACGTTCATTACGTGCATTGCTTTACTTCCTTTCTACTAAAAAAGCAGGTCAATCTTGGCCTGCAGCTTCTTCTTTCCAACAATTTCCGCGTCTCTATTTTCAGCAGTTTTTTTCTGCTTTTCATAGGCTTCTGCGCTTGCCATGGCCTTCTTCCATCTGTCCACAACGGCTCGGCTGACCTGTGGATAACCGATAGAATTAAGTACGGGCTCTTTTGACCTGCCAAAATCCATGACGTCATCGGCAAAACCGTAGTCGACCGCCTGATTTGCAGTAAGCCACGTCTCCTTGGCCATCATGTTTGACAATTCCGACTTGTCGAGCCCTGTCTTGGCAACATATGCATTCATGATTGAATCATCAATTCCTTCAAGAAATTCTGACGTATGAGCCATATCATCAGCGTTGCCGTCAGCAATCGTCCACGCTTTGTGGATCATGATCTGCGCCGTAGGACTGATATGCACTACATCGCCGGCCATTGCGATGACTGACGCAGCTGATGCGGCAAGACCCTGAATGTTAACCGTAACCCTGCCCGAATGCTGTGACAGTAGCGTGTAAATCTCTGACGCGGCAAACACATCACCACCGTTCGAATTGATGTTGACCTCAACTTCATCAGCACCGTCAAGCAGAGTGGCGACCTTGCCCGGATATACCGCATCCCATCCTATCCAGTCATAGAACTTACCTGTATCGTTATCAACAATATCTGCCTTGACTTCAATTACTGTCATTGTCTTCACCCCCCTTCAAGATTCCCGAGTATTCAGGCATGTCTTCCGGGAAGTAGCCGGATTTCTGCAGAATGTATCGTGCCTGGTTGCCGTCAATGGCGTTGGTCTTGACCATCTCGGAAATCTTTGTTGCATAGCCATCACCCAACGGATCAACAGCAGGGCGCAGATCAGCAGTGAACCGACAGTTCAGCTTGTTGTTCAACTCTCCGAGAATCGTCCCCATGTAGCGGTTAAGAGCGTTCGTGTACATTCCCTTGATTTGGTCAAGTGATGACTGCTGATCACCCTGTCCGTTCAGATAACTGTCCGGTATCCCGTATACCTTGGCAATCTGATTAGCCGTCCAGTCAGTCTGATTGAGCAGTGCCGACACATCGGACTTGATTTCAAGCGGCTTGTAGTCCTCAAGGTCATCAAGCACCACGGGACCATAATTAGATGACTCCTGCTGTGCCATAAAACGCCTTGACCGAGCGGCTTTCTGTTTCTCATTAAGCAGGCCGCCCTTCTTGATGGTCAGAATGCCCGGCGATACTATTGCCTGTTTAAGCGCAGTCAATGTCAGATTCGTGTTGGCCTTCTTGATTGCCATCTCCGAAGACAGCGACGCAAGCGGAGAAATGCCAGTCTTTCCGCCGTTTCTGCTGATAAGCCGGAAGTGTAGCATGTCAGACTGGGGAATCGAGTTGACAATTCCGATTCCCGGCTCGTCAAACGTGACGTTATAGACAAGCGAAGAGCCGTCATCCAGTTCGAAAACGTCAACTTGCGAAGGCCTTAAGTACTCCCACCGAAGGTCAACTCCGTTTTTATTGCGCCAACGATATACAAATGCTTCACCACCTAGCAGCAATTGCAAAAACACAGATTTCCAAAATAGATGCCCGTTTGACATGGTTGACGGATTGTCAATCATACCCTGCATTCTAGATGCTGACGCACGTATTCTAGATGTTGCGAGGTCGCCTGAAATGAGGTTGACGATTGCGAAGACATCGGAATTATGCAGTGCTTCACGTGCTGAAACATAATTGTTTTCAGTTCCTCCGGTTAAAAAATTGGTAACCGTATAATTATCAGAATCAGGAACGGACATTAGATTAAAAATAGGCACTACTTACCGCCTCCTTTCTGACCTGCAATGGCTTCACTAAGCAGTCCTAAGATGATGAAAGCAAATCCCAACGAGAAAATTCCGACCGTGGTGCTCACACGAAAGAAACCCCAAACAAAAAAAGCGATCGATGCTACATAAAAAATAACGTCAACCACTTCCCAAATACATTGAAAAAATTTCAAAATAATCATCACCTCCTTAATCCGTATAATCACTGTCATTTGAATTAAACCAGTCGAGAACGTCCTGTTCTGTCATCAAGTCAACTTGATTGCTCTTGTCGTTTGCTATACCGAAATCCTCGAAGTGATACATCGCCTGGTACATTGCGTCTATGATTGCGTCAACAACGTCAATCTTGAGCGTTGCCTTCGCCTTGTCGACCTGTATTCCGACCTTGTCTTCGTACAGCTGTGCATTTATCAGTGCTTTCTCCATGATTTTGTCATCAAAACGGGTCAGTGATCCTTCAACAAACAGTTTCTGCAGAAACTTCGTCGGGTCCTTCAGCTCACCTGTTCTCTGGCGCACTGCCTGTAGTGGATAACTGGTGTTATACTCTAGACGTTTAATAAATTCGTTAACACCCATCGCATCATAGCCGAAGAACACGACCTTCAACCGGTGCTCGGAAACAAAATCAATGAGCCAGTTAAAGACCTGCTCCGTACTTATCAATCCCTGTTCATGGGCCGTGATTGTACAGTATCCCTTCTTAGCCAGTTCCCTGTAGGCAATACCGTCCTGTTTCTCCTTTGCTTCGATAGATCCTGCCCTTTGCCATGGTATGAACGAGTGCTGAATGACATGCCACTTTCGCCCCGTCTTGTCAGCGTAAGGAATGACGAAGGCCAGAGCGGTGTTGTCGGACGACATGGAGTAGTCAAATCCTAAGTACGCGTCCATTCCGTCATAGTCGAATTTGTCAATGACTGCATTTTCGATGTCGCTGAGTTTTAAGAAACTGTTTGCTGCTTCTTGAAGCCACAGATTAAGGTTTTTGTTCTGAAAATCCGAGATGGTGCCGGACAGCATGTCACTGTCGCGCTTGTCTCTGAGACCTGCTAACAGTACATCATGTTGGTCTGGCAATTGCAGCAAAGGATTTGACTTAACCCAAGTCTCATCTTTGAAAGTCTCGTCTAAGTCATCTTGAGCCCATATTAAGCCTAAATAGCTGTCCGCATCACGATTCCAATCTTGCTCCATCGCCTGTTGCAACATCTTCTGATCTTCATGGAAAGGAACGCTTGGATCAGGATATGACGTCGATATCTGAATAAACTGTTTATTCTTGATTTTAACTTGACCCGAGATAATTTTTGAAACTTTGTCACGCGATTTTACTTCACCAATTTCGTCAACGATAGCTGTAGTAAAGTGAAAAGAATCGAACTGTCCAGACTCAAACGAGATGGCTCTTAGAACATTATTCGTCCTTTTTTCGATTGTTTGATCAGACTGCGTTGATAGCTCCGTCTCGTCAGCTAAAGATTTAAAAGGTTCTGTAACTGCTATCTGACGCAGCATAGACTTAATGTAGCCATACAACTTGTTAGTTTGCTTAAAATTAATCGAAGCAACCAGATAATCCTGATTGGACAATCCAAGGCTCTCTATCAGATACGAATAGCACATTAAAATAGCCATCAAATACGTTTTTCCTTGTCCACGAGCAACAGAAACGATCGCTCGCGTAAATCTCTTGCCTCCTTCCCGATTCCGCCAACCAAAAAGCATTGAAAAAATAAACTTCTGCCAGTCCATAAGCTTAGTAGGCTCTCCTGTGTCAACATTTGGACAAATAGAAGCAAACTTCAACAGCTTTTCCGATTCGTGAATATCATAAGTATATGGAAAATCAGCTTGACCTTGTCTCTGTAAGTCTCTCAAGTGACGAAATGCAGCAAGTTTAATGAGGTATCCTGTTGTTATTTTTCCGTCAAGCACATCAAATGCATACACTGTACCAGGGTCCGTATATTTTCTTCGCTCTTGATTAAAATCAAGTTTCTCATACATACCGATCACATCGTGCGATTGCACAAGGTCTATTTTCTGCATTCCATCACCTCCTTAGCTTATTTAAAGAAATCCTTCAGCTCATCTGTAGCCGATTTATCAGTTTTAGCAGCAATCGTCATTAGTTCTTGTCTGGATTTAGGTGACAATCCAAGCTGAGCACCAATTGCATTAAGCTGGTTGCTTGCATCCTTCATAGTCATGACAGCTGGATTCTTCCTAAATCCCGCAAACTCCTTGCCAATGATTTCCCCCATCTGATCTTGAAGCGTCTTGTACATAGGCGTTTGGATACCATTTTCTTTGACATCATGGTATGCAGCTCTGTATATATCGTACTGTGTACAGTACTGCTCAACCAAACTAGTATCAATTCTTTCAACACGTTCTGTCGCTTCGAGAAAAGGAACAATCTTACGCCAGCATTCCTTAGCTAACGTTCCCAAATAATTCGGCGGAGTTCTTGACACTTTGCCATCATTCTGCAGATAATATGGCTTAGTTGCCACAACTTTCACCTCTCTTTCTTCGGGATAGCCCCCCCTTTTAAAAATTTCAAAAAATTCGCGCGACGTAAGCCCCTGGCACTGTGTGTAGCTCTTCTCACGTCGCACGAGGGCGGGGGGATTAACAAATAAAACAGATTGAGTGTAATCATACTCGCAATGATTAGGAATGCTTAGAAAGCTTTTCACGGCTTTTCAGCAACTCCCGTAATAACTTCAAATCCGTCACCTTGCCGACCTGCTTCAATTCATTCTGCGAACCAGTCCCGTAATAGTCCCGTTCCCATCTGCTCTTGGTCATATGACAGTTTCTGCAGCATGCTGTAAGGTTGTCTGCATCAGTCATCATGCTCTTGTCATACTCAATCGGCACGATATGATCAACGATTCCTGCATTGAATGCTCCACAGTATCCACATACATAATGATCTCGTTCAAGTACATAGTGTCTCAATGAACGCCATTGTCTTGTATGATAGAATTTATTCTGCTCTGCCTTGACATCATCCCTCACACGCGTTGTCCGATTGTACTCCCGGTTATGTCTTTTGGCATGCATCTCATTTCTGACGCCCCACTGTTTCCTCCTGGCTAGATATTCTGCTTCATACTGACTATGCTCGTTACAATAATGATCAGGGTATGCTACCATCGCATGACAACCAGTATAACGACAACGTCTGTATCTACCCATCGTCAATCACACTTTCAAGATATACAAGCATTGTTTTGGAATCAACCTCATACCGTTGCTTTAATGCTCTAAGCCCTTCTGCAACGAGTTCAAACACCTCATCGCCTGTCATTCCATCTGTGGCGCCGACAACAACTTTATTATCCTCGCGGTTGATTACCACACGTCTAAATACAGTGTCTTTCAAAATTTTCTTCCTTTCTCTGCTGCAAAAAAGGCCAGCCGTTAAGACTGACCTCTTGAATTCATTCATCCAGTTTCCTTAGTTGAGATATATCACTGTAATTTACCATCAAGCTTATCCTCTATCATCTGTTTAAGCTCAAGCAGGTCCTTTTCGTCAGCATAGTTTCTGACATACGACTTTGCCATGGATCTGTACTGATACTTCCTTGACTTCTCCTTGTTCTTTTCGTTCCACTTTTTGTTTGCTTTCTTCTTTGCGTCTGACAATTCTGACATAACGGTCACTCCTGTTCCCGACTGCCGAACCTTCGATACTATCATCATACTACTTGAGATGTCTGCAAAGTGTATGATGTTAGTCTCGCATTTGTCCGGTAATCGTCTAATTTTCAATCACGATTGTCTTAAACACCCATAGTATCACTGCTAACACAATTGCCACAGCAGCTGAGATATAATATTTCTTTTCCTGCTTATTCATGATATTATGATATGGGGAAACAGGTAAGGCTGATAATCAACCTTACCTGCCAAACTATTTATTTATAAGAGCATCAACAATGTCTTTGATGATTTCAAGCAATACCGTAATCGGTGCGGCCCATGCGCCAATTGCAACGTACCTTGAAATCTTAACCTTGTTGAGCTCTTTTTGTTTGGCTTTCTTTCCCAAATCTTTCACCTCCCTACAATTATATGATACACCTTTTAAGGTGTATCGTCAATGATTTTCAAGCATTTTTTGTTAAAAATATAAAAAAACAAGGCTTGTTGCCTTGCTTCTTAATAATATTTTATAATCGTTCTATTTGTATACATGCAGATCAGGGCACCCTTTCTGCAGTTCCAAACAATCGGCGAATTCGTTGTATGCCTTGTCCCTAAGCTTGTAGTACGTTGCACGCTCGCAATACATTGTATCAATGACTTGCCAGTTCTGAAGACCTTGCACGTATCGTGCCTTGAGGATGTGGGATGACATTTGGGAACAATGCGCAAGCGCTCGTGATACCCCATCGATGATTTCTTTGGCAGCAACGTACTTGAC